CGGCCTTTGAATTTTGAATCTGCTGGCATGGCGCCTAGCACAAACTTTGACCATGGCACATTGTTCATCAACATAAAATCAGTCTGCACATAGCCGCGGTCGGGTCTTCCTGTGATGGGTGTTTTAAAATGCACTGCTGTGCCTGACTTCCTGACCCATTCCTGCGGCTTAAAGCCGTGGCTGATGGCCCATTTTTCCAGTTGTTGTTGCAGTTGTTCTTTGGTAACTTTATTGGCATCCACAGCAATATCTAGATCACCTGACGTGTCCTTGATACCAGTACTGCCTAGCGTGTTGTTCAGTAGATCCAGGCCAGGAACTAATTCTTCTAGCCAGGCTAGTGTAGGTTTGACATCGGCCTGATTGATACGTTGTGTGAGCGCACGACCGTCGGCATCTTTGAATACGTTGCCACCTTCAAAAATGTTCATCGTTTCGCCGCCGCTATGGCTTGTTGTATGAAGCTGTTCCAAAAGTTACTACCAGTGGATTTGGGTGCTGGGTCACCAGATCTGGCAGCCAGGGCACCCAAGGTCTTTAATTGATCTGTAGTAAGTCCAGTGTTTGTAGGCTGTTTTTCTTGGTCATTAGGAGTAATATCAGGATCAGCTAAGGTATGACCTCGGAGTACCCGGCGTTCCCAGTCGATCAGATAGTTGGCTTCTGTGGCCAAGACCAAGATATTTTTTAGAGCTGTTTGCTGGGCAGTTGCATCTCCGGCGTTGGCGACCATGTCATCCAGATTCTTTTTAAGTGTTTGACTGGTGCCAGCTAATCCTTCAAGTCCGTTATTCTCAGCGGATGCGATAGCTTCTAAACTGACTACTTTTAGTTGTTGGTTTATCCAGGACTTTATATTATCACGAAGTTTCTTCTTTGGGTCAGATGCAACTGGGCCAGGCGCTGGTTGTAATTCAGGATATTGTTGCGCAACTTGAGCTTGAGCGGCCGGGCCTAGTTGGCTTAGAACTGCGTTTTGGTTAGCACCCTGTTTAGATCCCCGACGCCGCGAAACCGTTGCTTCGTCAATACTAACAGGCGTTGCATTAAATTTTTCGACTGCTTTTGGCCACTTGGCAACTGTGTCAGAAATCCATTTTTGTGCTATTGAGTTGGCCTTGAGTCGCTCTTTGGCCGTGGCCATTGTGGGCTTTTGATCCAGATTCATTTTTTGGCCCTGGGCAATGGCTTTTGAGGCACGCCTGTTTAGTTCGTTTTGATCTGCTTGTTGCTGAGCAAGTCCTGGCGAAAACTTGCCATCTTTGGTAAAGCCCAACGCCTGTTTTGGATTTCTAAAAGCTGCACCAATTTCAGACGCTAGTCCACCTGGACCAAACATTTCTATTTCATCCAATTTAGATTTTTTAGGCTGTGTTAGTTCATGAATTTGCATCAGTACGTCTCACTGTTCTTGTAAACTTAGCAGGATCTCTTAACTTGATAGCATTGATCAATTTACGTTGTAGATTTTCAGCCTGTTCTGCTGTGTAACTTGAATCTATTTGTTCAAGCAGGCGTATGGCGCTGGCAATGATGTTTGCGGCACGGTTTTCGATCACATGACGCTGATCACGCTCGGCGTATAGTGTTTCTAATTCTTCTAGAATACTGCGTGTTTTCTTTTGCATAGGGCCAGGACCTTTGTATTATTTATTGCGATATTAGGTTAAAGACTATATTGAATCGTTTAATTTTTTAACCAAATTTTGCCAAATTTCTGCTCTATCAGGATCGTATGCTTGCCATGTTTGTTCAAGAATCAACTCTTCCAAGCGTTGCGCTCGTGCTAAGTTAAAATTAATATCAGTGTCGGGTAACAGTTTTTCTGTTAAAAAATAGTAGTGTACAGGTGGACCTGGCTGTACTTCTTTTTGTCTAATTTGTTGAAATCGTGGTTGATTACCAAAAGCACTTGCTTCAGACAGACTGGTATAATAAACTTTACATCCTATATTTTTTAAGGTATTTTGCACTAAAATCTTGTATGTATCTAATCTAATTTTGTGTTGGGTGGGTTGTACAAACAAATTATGATAAGTTTGTATTTGTTCACTGGTACTGGCGCTGCTTAACCACCATCGACGATTTCCATCTGGAATAATGTTGAAATGATATACTGGATCATTTTTGACAATGTCTAACCAATGATCATTTTCTATTAGTTTGTCAAATCGGTCTGGACTGGGCCACTGGAATATTACCCGGCTGTTTTGCATCTTGTTCAACTGTTGTACTAATTTATGCACCAGATACTCTGGACCTGCTCCTATGCCGGCTGTATTTACGACTTGATAATCAGGTACAAGGGCTTGTAATATTTGTGGCCACTCTGGCCATAAATGTCCAGTCGCATACCCATCACCAAATGTATAAATTTTATTCGTACACATAATATTTAGATAATTGAGTCTCCAATTCGGCCTCATAGAATCTTTTAAATGAATTGCTAGACCAAATATTTGGATCATATAAAAAATTATTAATGCGTTGCCAGCGATCCATATGGCGATCAATATCTTTTCCGTGTGTTAAATTTTTAAATTCTACAGTTTTTTCCGCAATTTCTGCAAATTCTATATTGACAATATTTGATTGATGCACTGGCATAAACGGAACAAGATAGTTTTTAGCTGTTTCCTTTTCTTTGTCAATACGGGCCTGTCCAGTGAGCTCTATCCACGGTGCTGATTGGAAATAATAATGATGGTATGCCCGAGTCCAACGATATAGTTTGCTGCGGAAAGTGGTTGTGGTAACTATTATGACCTGATCAAATATTTTTAAATTTAATTTTCCAGGCCAACAATGTGTACCTATCCATTCTGAATCCGTGGTATTTAATTTTTTTAATTTTTCCATGAAGAATCCAGTATCGTAGTCAGTCAAGACAGTGTCAGAATCACCAATTTTCCCCAACGAGTGATTTATAGACAGTATTCCTCCATGTGAGCCAACTGTTGAAAATGTTCCATTCAATATGTCACACAATAGTCCACCACAGGTATAATGCGGAAAACAAATTAAATTCATGATGTTTTGATTTGTCCAAGCAACTGTTTTAATTTGGCGCTTTGCACGTCAGCTAAGACTTTGGTGATCTCACCTGTGGACTGATCCACTGTTTCTGTTGGAGTGACACGGCTCTGTGTCTTGATGCTTTCATAGATGTTGGGCTTTTTAAATCCATTGCTGGCAGATTCATCATCACCTGGATCTGTGATACGCATGGTTTCGATATTGTAGTCTAGATCAATCTTCATGCCCACACCTGTACTGGATCGGCTCTTCATGCATTGTATCTGATACTTGCCACGCTCTTTCATGGCTCTGCTTGTGAATATACCAAAAACATTGTCCGCAGTATTGATTTTAGATATACCACCCGAGATATGACTATGATCAAACTCAACTTCTTCTACTGCACTACGATTCAACTGACTAGCCGTCACGAACAACACATTGAGTTCCTTGGCCAAGTTTCGCAGTTCTTCACTCACATACTTGTCTTTGACAAACAGATCATTTGGACTTACCTTGGCACTGACTGGCATCAACAAGTCTAAGTAATCACACATGACAAAGTCCACCCGGATTCCGGTCTGTACCTGTACTTCTTTGATATAACTGCGGATGTCGTTGATGTTGCTCTGTGCTGGTATGGCCTTGATTCTGTACTGTCCAGATTTCTTACTGACCAACTTGACCTTGAGTTCTGTTTGGTCAATGTCCTTGCGTATTTCTTTTGTGCTCATTCCAGCCAACATGGCATCAGTCCTTAACGCACACAGTTCTTCGCTTAATTCTAGGCTGATATACACTCCACTCAATCCAGCTTGCAACCAGCTCAAGGCTATGTTCATCATGACCAAACTCTTGCCTGATCCAGATCCACCTGCAAAAATGTTGAGTTCTCCGCGGCTGAATCCACCATACAAGATACGATCCATCTGTGGCCACCCTGTGCTCACTTGCCCACCTGAGTTAAAGTATTTGTCTATTCTAGCTCTTGGATCTGCCCAGTAGTCTGTGCCCATGTCCTTGGTTAGACTGATCTGTACTGCATCCTTGATCAGTTTTTCTACCGGATCATACTCGCCTTTTTCCAGCAAGTCTGCACTCTTAAGGATTGCACGTTCCAGTTCTTGGCGCCGAGTAAATGCTTCAAACTCTTCCATGAACCAATCAAAGTGTCCCTCATTGAGATCCGGAATATGTTGTAGTTTAACCCCTGTTGTTGCAGATATCTGTTCCGCAGAAGGTAATGTTTTATGATCATTACTGTGTTTAGCAATGAACTCGGCCGCAGGTCTAAGACTGCGATCAAAGTTTTCTGGATTGTAAATGTTCTGCACACGCACATAACTCTC